GCTGGCCTCATAGACCCTAAGACTAGAGTATTAAGACAAGAATCTATTCAGGAGTTAACTGAAGAGGGCATGATGCAGGGCGGAGGTGCTCAACTTGGTGAGACTTTAGAGCTTGCTAAGTTGGCTACAGATAATTTAGATTGGGCAAGAGGTGTAGCAAAAATAGCTGATACTGCTCCTGTTAAATTTTTAGAAAAGACTTACAGAATGACAGACGATACTGGTCGTGTGTTTAATTATCTTAATGAAAAAGAAAGATTTAAAATAGCGCTATCAAAAAATTTAGATGCTAGCGTTCCAATTGAATCAGGAAAAAATATAACAAGATTTGCAGATATTATTGAAGCATCCAGCAGAACTGGAGCTGTAGTTAAACCAAAAGATATTCTAGAAAAATATGGCGAAGAGGGTTTAGAGAAATTTATTAGAAGTGAGTCATCTGAAATTACAGCAAACACTGTACAGAACTATCAAAGAGTTGTGCCAATTGTTTCAGAGTATATAAGAAAACTACCAATTGGTAACTTTGTAGCATTTCCAGCAGAAATAATAAGAAATACTAGCAACGCTTATTCAAGAGGAATTAAAGAACTGTTAAGTGACAACAAAGAAATACAAAAAATAGGAATGAGAAGAGTGGTTGGTGCTACATCAACAACTGCTGCAATACCAACCGCTTTAAGCGCAATTGGTGGAACTTTAACAGGAGTAGAAGACGATAAAGTTAAAGCCTACAAAAGATCTTTTGCTGCCCCTTGGGATAGGACAGCTACATTAATTCCTATTGCATCTGATAAAGATGGTAACCCAACTCAGTTCTTTAATTTTAGTTACATGAACCCATATGATTATTTAAGAAGACCCGGCATAAGAATACTTCAAGAAATAGAAAATGGTAACAGGGACGAGGAAAGTATTTTAAAAATAGCAGGAGATTCTTTTGGTGGATCTTTGCTAGAAATGTTTCAAAGTTTTGCAGAGCCAGCTTTTTCTGCTCAAGCAGTATTAGAAGCTGTTAATGGTGAGACGTCTACTGGTAGAAAAGTATTTGGACCATCAGATTCTTTTGGCGATAAAAATGCAAAAAGATTTTTTCATGTAGTTGATACATTGCTACCAACTATTACTCCATTTAACTTGCAATTTGATAGAACATCTAAAGCTCCTTATGGTCTTGGAGTAGAAACGATTAAAGCCAAAGGATTTCCTAGAGCTGTAATTGGAAGCACTGGATTGAAAGGAGATGATAAAAAAATATTAAATAAAAGCGGTAAAGAAATAGACGTTGCAGAAACTATGGTTCAAGCATTTAGTGGTCTCAAGGTTGTTAAACCTCAGATCGATTTAACTCTAAGGTACAGAGGCTTTGAAGCTAATGATGCGATAAGAGATTCAACCAATGAATTTAATAGAATACTAAGGTCACCTGATGCTCAATCATCTGAGCAACTTTTGCAGGGTTTCATTAATCAAAACGAATCTAGGTTTAATGTACTTAGAGATTTATATACAACCATTGATGATGCAAGAGCCTTAGGATTATCTGACAGAGAAATTGAAAAACAATTAAAAGAAGCCAAGGTTGCTAATTATAAAGAAGTTATGAGAGGCAAGTTTAGACCAATAGAGCCAAGCTTTGACATGATTCAAGCATCTAGAGCTGGTGCATTTGGAAGGCCTCAACCAATAGATCCTAGCACCATTAGAGCAGCACAGACTGAATTGCAACAAGATCTAACTGGAAGATACATAACACCAGATGCAAGACAAAGAGCTATAGAAGTTTTAAGAGAAGAAGAAAGAAAGAAACTAGTAGGAACACCATAACTTGTACAACAAATACCGAGCGAAGAAAGTCAAACTTGATGGCATAACTTTTGACAGTAAGTTAGAAGCGGCCAGGTACACTCACCTCAAAGAGCTAGAAGCTGATGGCATCATCTCTAACATAGAGGTGCATCCACCTTTCCCATGTGTGGTGAATGATAAAAAGGTTTGTCTTTATAAAGCTGACTTTAGATACGTCAACAGCGAGGGTGAGATAGTGGTCGAGGATACGAAAGGAATCGAGACGCCTATGTTTAGATTGAAGAAGAAATTAGTAGAGGCACTGTACCCAGACACAGAAATAATCGTAGTAAAAAAACCCAAAGCTTAGAGGGGTGGTCTGCTTTCAACCCAAGGTCTAATTTCTGTAATAGATGATCCATTAAATAACTTCTTAACTTTATCGCAAGTCTCCAAGATATCTTCTGGAAACCCACTGTTTACAACTTCAATTAATTCTTTGCTAGAAAAAAAGTTTTCGCCCGGCGTGTTAAGGTTCTCGGCCACGTTAACAAATCTAATCTTGTCCTTCTCATACAAAACCATATCGTCATCCTTCTCCATGACATGGGCTGGTATCAACTCAGGTATAAAGTTATGTCTTGCACAACCCTTGGTTTGTCTGTCTTCACTAATTTTTCTATCGTGCTGGGTGCAATGCCAATGTGCATCTCCCTTATCAATATCAACCTTAGCGAACCTACAAGATCTACAATGTATCTTAGGTGGCAGCGCTCTACCTAGATAACAGGCTTGTTGGCCTGGTGTCATATAACTTTTAATACGGTAATCTGTTTCCGGTATGTAGTTATCTGGTGGAGACTCTGCTAATAAAATACTTCTTGCTTTTTCTATTAAAGAATCGAAAGCGATACTATCATACTCAATGATTTCTGTATATAAGTCTGAGTTATTTTTGTTATAAACAATTGCAATGCATCGATCAAACTTAAACAAGCCCATGTATAAATGTAACTGGGCAGCATACTCTTCTGACCACTCACAATAACTACCAAGCTTTACTAAGTTGTTGAAGCGATTGTCGTTGGCTGTCTTGAACTCTAGCAAGAATGGATCTTTGGTATCAATCCCCGGAAAGTTTTGCCCTACGCCATCGATGTGTCCTTTGACGTGGCCTCCCAGTGCCTCTGTCTCAAACTGTTTACCATTAGAAGCAAGATCAAATATCTGAGCACCGGGAATCTTTCTAAGTTTCTTAATAAGATCATCTTCAACTACGTTGCCTAGATCAAGAAGCCTTAAAACTCTAGCAGGCATATCATCAGGCATAAGCCAGCGATAACGCATCCATAACAAACGTTGATTGGGATTACCTATCTGACTCATGCCTAAGTAAAATCTTTGACGCTTCTCTTGTTGCAGTTCAACATCGTCTAGTAAATGATTTATATCTTTCATAGATCTATATCTTCGTTTTGTTTAGTTTTAATTCCAACAACGTTCTCATACTTACCTTGCTTTTGCACAATGATTTCAGAGATTGTATCAAATGCACCACTGTTAATTAATTCAGCGGCCATCCACGGTTGACTTGGTGATCCCCACTTGGTAGTGATCTTCTTCCACTTACGCACCGCCATGTTGTGTGCGGTGGGATGGCCAAACATTAGTGGCATCTTCTTAGGAAAGAACTCATCCTTAACTGTAAAGACTACTTGACAATACTCACTGCCATTTTTGGACTTAACCACTGAGGCAAAGATATCTGTGATGGGTTTGTTTTTAGGAGGCGATGCTTTCTTTTCATCTGATAAGACAGCCTGTCTCTCAGCCTTGGTACGCCTTGCTACTTCTCTTTCCTTCTTGGTCCAGAGAACTTTTGATTGTGTTGACTCAAACACTTGGCCGCACTCAATGCATTCTTTAGCAGAGGGTGAGTTGATAGCATTACAGCTTGCACAAATCTTAGGCTTGTATCTTCCGGGAAGACTTTCGTCAGGCTCTACCTCATCTAGACAGCCATGCCTAGCTACGTTCTCACCGTAGTCAAGCAGCAAACAATTGTCTTTGTCATCATGCAGTCGCATGCCACGACCACACATCTGCACATACAAGCCAATGCTTTGTGTTGGCCTTAGTAAAGCTATGCAATCTGTTCTTGGAGCGTCCCAACCTTCAGTCAGCACACCAACGTTGCACAGCGCATGGATCTTGCCATCTTCAAAGTCTCGCAGTATTTGGTCTCGCTTATCGTTAGGTGTCTCACCTGTAATAAGTTCAGCCTTAATATTGTATTGCTGTAAGTACTGAGTCATCTTGGTTGCATGTAGCACTGACACGCAAAAGAAAACAGAAGCTGTTCTGCCTTTGGTGTAAGCGTTATCTATCCAGTCGTTAATAACCTCAATGATGGTTTCATCTACCATGGCTATGTCTTCTAATTCTTTTTCCCGGAAGTCTCCATTCTTAAACTTCAAACTAACTTTGCTAGCATCAATGATGGCATTGTCGTTGACAGCAAAGGCAGACAATCGGCACAGATAACCTGCTTGTATTAACTCTGGTATCGATACACTGTAGGCAAGACCTTTAAAGAAATGATCCTTACGCTTGCCATAGATATAACCCTGACCCATGCGATAGGGCGTAGCAGTACAACCCATAACTTTCATGGCCTGGCGTTCTGATAGGGTGTCAATGATTTTCTTGTATCGAGTCAAAGAACTAGGTGGCACGTTGTGTGCTTCATCGATAATCATGTAGTCAAACTTGCCAACCTTTTCTAATCTCTTGGGCGAGGCCAAGGTATCGCGACTGGCAACAAGAATTTGTGCATTGTGTTGAAAGCGTTTCATACCAGCAGCGAGCACACCCACCGGGGCATCTGGCCACACAGACTTTAGTTTGTTTTCAGCTTGGGCAACCAACTCTTTTCTATGAGCCATGATAAGAAACCTGGCC